CTAACAACTAACCACTAACCACTAAAAAAGCCCCCATTGCTGAGGGCTTCAGGTGTTAAATTAAATTCAGTCAATGACTACTGAATGCTGTTTGCGGCGCGGCGAATACGTTCGGATATATCCAGCAACGCCCCTTGTAGTTGTATTTTTTCGGCTTCGGTAAAGCCTCCCTCCCCTCCATTACCATCGCGACCATGGAGCTTGTTGTATATCCAAGAGGAAGACTTCCCAAAATAATCGTGTGCGATTTGTCGCCAAGAGACATCTATTGAGATGTCGTCCAATTGTTGCATCATCGTGATGCGCTCCTGTTTTTGTACTGCTATTGCCATAGTATGAATATTTGTTGAAAGTAAGCCCCCCGCGGGGGGCTTGTTGTTAGTCTCTGTCGAGTAGGTCGCCCAAAAGCTCCTGAATGTAACGAACGAGTGATTTTGATCCGTTGGGGTAAGCCTTTTTGTAATTGCGAATAGCTTGTATAAGCTCCCACTCTTTGTCTGTAAGCTCGTGGCTTTCTGTTTCTTGTTCTGTCATAAACTATCATTTAATTTAACACTGCAAAGATACTGCGAATATTCGCAATATCCAAATTTTTCCGCAAGTTTTTTTACTGCCAAATGTGTTAAAGTTTCCCTCCCCCCCACTAACAACTAACAACTAACACGTCAAGAACGTATCCTCCCAGTCTGCGGGATTGACTACCAGCGGCGCTTTCGTCTTAAAATGTACCTCCACATCCACCCCGTACAAGTGTGCTTGTGGCTCCTCTATGGGGAAAATACGCGTCAAGTCCTTCTCAAAGGCACCATATAGGAAATGATCCCGCTGATGACTGTCCCACCTGATACGTGCCAAGAGCTGCAAGGCAATACGCTCCGCTTGGTCTATCTTCTCCTGCTGCCCCTCAAAATCATCGTGCGGCGCATCGGCATACACGATACTAAAAACGAGCTTACGACGCCCCAAGGTGTTCAGCTCGCCCCCGTCCAAGCCCAATTCATAATCATAGATCACCAAGAATGGAGAAGCGATCCCCGCAAAGCTACTTTGCTTTTCTATAATCTCACGGGAGAAATATCCCACGTGCTCCTGTATCATCACATGCTTATCGGCCAAGTGATGAAAATAATCCTTCAACTGCTTATACATCGTTTTTTTTTTAAATTTTACTCTTTTTGCTCAAAACCCCGATTTTTTTTTCCTACATTTCCTACAAAACCTACAAAAAACATAAGTTACTGAAAATCAAGACAAATATTTTTTCAATGGGGTTTTTTAGCGTTAATTTCCCTTAAATTCTTGTAGGAAAACCGCATTTCATTTTCCTACACTTTCCTACAACTTCCTCATTTTCCTACAAATCCTACGCCTTTTCCTACGCTTTTTTAGGGTTAAGTAACTGATTTATAAGTAAATAAACCCTTGTAGGATTTGTAGGAAAAAAAAACAGCACTTTTTAGCGCAAAAGTGTATTTTTCAAAAAAAAAATTACACTTTTTCTCTCTTACACCCTCGTCCCCCCTTCGGGGGCTAGGGGGATCACTAACCACTAACCACTAATCACTATTCACTAAAAGTAGAGTCCCGACTTCTTCGCCACAGGCTCCCTAAGTACGAGCGGCTCGCCTTGGTAGCAGGGGAACAATGCAGGGTGTGCCTTTATATATTGTAATAGCAAGTCCCTATATCCTTGCGCCCGCTCCAGGAATCCCTCCTTAAGGGCTTTTAGCTGGGTGTCGCTCAGCAGCATGGACTTCTGCCAAGGCAACTGCTCCCATTGCAGCACAATTCCTGAATTGGTATAGGTAAGCCCCTGCATAAATACAGCATCGGCCAAGGTGTAGTAGCCCACGATCTTTTTCAGCAGCGCAAGCGCCGTCTCATCCCCGCGTATATCTGAGAGCACACAGGGCGACAGCTGCGGGGCTATGTACAACTCCCATATATCCCGCATCAGGGGCAACAGCCGCAGGAAGATCTCGTACGAATCCCCTATGGAATACAGCGCCGACAGCTCCCGCGGACTGCCAAAGAGCGACCCCGCCACCTCACGGGCAAAGGGCAACTCGGCCCCAAGGGAACTCGTGGCCAAGAGCGCGACAGCACCATTGAGCGCATGATCCCCTATGCGTACCGCGTTCAGCCCATAGTCTCGCACATCCCACCAGGGCGAACGCTCCATCTTATTATCTTGGTATGCGTTGGCACCCGTATTGGACAGGTGCATTTTGAGAAAGGGAATACTGTACGCAATGGCATAGTTGGCCACAGCCTTTTTCACCCCCTCGTATATCTCCGCTTTGCGGGACATAACAAAGGAATCATCCGAGAGCTTCTCCCAGATCACCTCCCCTACCAGCGGACGAACCCGCTCACTCTTGGCCGTCTCTATATACGGCTTTAGGATCTGTATATCCAAGTACTTCGATACATGGATATACGTCTTAATCTCTTCAATTTGTTCAAACATATCCTTTTTTACTACAAATATAAAAGCCCTTCCCCTTGCGGGAAAGGACTTAAAGCAAAATCAACGCGCTGTCATACCTCTTCTATCAATTTCAATTTATCAATGTAATATTTTTTGAGATTTTGCAGATCTTCGTCTGTGAATTTATTGCGAGCTAATTGTAACCTCTTATGAGTTGTCGTAGATATTGCCTTACCTATGGCAGCAGATACTTGCCTATCTGATAGCTCTAATAGCTCAATGATATATAATACTTTCTCTTGTGTGGTCATAATCCTTGCATTTGTGTTAGTTCCCAGTCAAGATAGCTCTTGTACCATTGCCACGCTTCTTCAATGAATTGTTCTACTGATATAACGGGGGCATATATCCCACCCATGCTCATTACATTGTTCTGAATGACAACAAACCTGAATTGCTCCAGCATATCATACACATATAACTGCTGCGGCATAGCTCTGTATGTATCATTGAGATGTACAATCTCGCTATTTTCTTCAATAACCATTATCAGGCTCATATAATGAGGAGAGTAGATATAGGTAAGGTCAATATTTGGCAAAATAGGGTTTTCTGCTAATAAAAACTTAGGTATAATAACCTCTGCTACCTCATTTTTTTGGCTAAAAACATCATCTATATTCATATTGTTTTATTTTTTAAGCCCTCAATTAAGAGGGCTTATTGATTAGATATATCTGTATTGTGTTAAGTGTCGCCTGCCGCCGCCTACCTTGAACTTGCAGACCATTTCACCTTGGTAATTGATAGGCTTGTCAAGTGTTATTGTAGTAGCTTGGTGGCCGTCGCAATCGTACTGATGCGCACTGTAACCAATAGTCATAGCAGGTAATTGCCATACCCCCCAATTCATAGAATTGAGATACAACAATATTCTTCTAATATTTTCTATATTTGCATCAAAAACTTTACCTTCTTTAATTTCGTTTTCAAGCGAACGGAAATCAGCTTCAAGGCTTTGTTTGGCTTGCTCTTTCTGAATTTTATTCTTTTCATGCCTTCCCTTACAGAAATCACAAAATTGAGAGTAAGCTTCATTAAGATTTTCATCTGTAATTTCACCATCTACATCAACGAAAGTTGTAAAATATGGTTTTTCAGTAAAATTCTGAGAATCTACCCTTTCAAAGGGTACCTCATTAACTTGTGGGTAACCTTGCTCTTTTTTTTGAAAAGTAACATTATCAGCTACAATGTAAGTGTAGCGTTTTGTGGTGTAAAAATCTAATTTCATTATTCTTGACTTTAGTTGTTATACTTTATTTATTTATAAATTCGTTTGCACTTTCAAAGGTGAATTTCTTTGAATAATATTCTTTTGAGTATTTTTTATTGGACTTCACGAAAGCGTAATAGTCTTTTAGTAGCTTTTTATTTGATTTTACAAAGTCAAGCACTTCTTGACTATTTTCTTTATTAAGGCTTAACTTAGCCTTACTTTCTTGAGCCTTGCGTTCTGCTACTTGTTCTCTTCTCTCTATCTCATTAGCAAGGTTAGATACATACTTTTCATTCTTCTGTAACTCGTAGGCTATTACCCATAGTTGTTTGTCAGAAAAAAAGTCTTTCAAATTCTCAGTAATGATCTTATGAGCTAATGTACCTTGAGGTAATGCCTTAGTTATTCTATCTCTTACAGATTGTGCTACTTGTCTGCTACTCTCTTCTATATAATCACCTATTGAACTAATTGTTGATACACTTGGGTTAATATAGCTCACATCATTATAGATGTCTTTAATTGTAATAGTTCTCATTTTTTTGAATTTTAATTATTATACTTCTTTCTTTTTGACACTGCAAAGATACATAATATTTTTTATTGCGCAATAAAAAATATTATTTTTTTCATTAGAGACATAGTTAAACTTTTCTTAAATAATATAGACCCAATAAGAAAGTGCTTATTGGGTCTATATTGTTACATGCTAATTTTCACCTAATTTACGATTACCTGCTGCCCGTTGGGGTTCTTGTCCAAGGTTGTAAGGTTGATATTTGGGAAATTGCCATATAGCGTATCGTCCCAGCCGTTCCAATCCCTTATCCGATCGAATATCTCCAAGGTACGCAATCGCTTAATCGGCATACGGGTGGAGAGGATCGTATAGGCCTCCCGCTTGTCCGAGCCGCTCCCGCTAAGGTTCTTCCCCCCTGGGATACCCGCTCCGAGCAAACAAGGATCTACACCCATCGGGAAAAGTATCTCCGAGTTCCCCGCACTGGCATCGGGTAGGAAGTTGCCGTCCTTGATTTTGTCATCTATCGGCACCACTTCTATACCGCGTATGAGGTTCCCAGAGCTGTCACGAAAGAAAGGCGATAGAAAGGAGCGACCCGCTGCCTTGTTCCCGCTCATGTGCTCGTCTATCGCCTTTATGGTCTTCTGCCGCTCTTGCTCCTTCTGCACATCGCTCATCTCCTGCCACTCATTGCGGCCAAACTTATGAGAGAAAAAATCATCGGCCACATAGATAACAAATTTCAAGTTCAGTTGGTTCTCAAACATGTACTTCTTGAACGTCGGCACCGAGAGCACCACATCTACCCAGCCATTGGCAAAGGAGCTATGCCATTTCACCTTCGGGTAATTCTTCTCCGTGGTAAGGGTACGCATCACTGGCACGATGAATTTGTCTACCTTCTTCTCCTTGCAGTATGCCTTAAGGCTCTCCACCGAATGCATATCCGAGTAAAAGGGCACCTCCTCCGTCAGCTCCTCGTCCAGTGTGCCACCCCACGAGGTATTGATATACACCTTATCCACATAGCCCTTTTCCTTGGGTACACCCAATCTGCAATGAGCCGCTTGCTGCCGCTTTATGGATACGATCTTGTCCCTATTGGGCGAAAGCAGGTACTCCACAAAGGCAATCCCATAGGTCTCAAAGTCTTCTACAATCTCGGACATGGTAATATCCCAGCGACACCCCTTAAAGAACTGGTTCAGCTCAGGGAAAGAGTTACGTGCGCGTTCCTTAGTTACTATTCCTTCTTCTGTCTCCACATCTTGGTATAGGCGGAATCCCAACCCATAATGAGCCGAGATCAGCACCTCCAACCCTCCTATGGCCGCCCCTGTCTTATTGAGTTTTTCTGTTAGCTGCTGGGGGTAAAGGTTATCGTCCCCCCACACTGAGTACTTATCCGTATCGGATAAGTCCTTCTTTGCCTTGGGCGCAGTAAGCCCATGCTTATTATCAAAGAGCACAGCCGCCCCACTCTTAGAGAGTATATACAAATCGTTATCTATCTTTTCCATACCTAGTAAACTACTTCTTTCCCATTAAAGGCTACTATAAAAAGGATAATAATTTTCTTTATGGTGCCGTCGGCAAGTTTAATATTTCGTGTCTTATTGTTCCAGTGGTTGGGGTTTTTCTCAAAGTCTTTTTTACCCTTAGGCTGTTGCATTAGGGTTGCATTATGGTATATCAGGAGCTTTCCTCCAAACCCATTTTGCTGGTTATAGGAACGCACAGCCAAGGAAAAGGGTATCGGCTTTTTCTCCGTATCCAATTTTCGCATTTCCGCCAAAGCGTCCTTTAAAAATATCTTTTCTACCATGCCACAAAGTTCAAAAAACTATAAGTATAAATAAAGGACACGCTCCAAGAGCGCAGAAAGCAGGGGGTTTTGTCATTATTTTTGTTTTACACCTTTGTCAATCAAAACATTAAGCTCCTAAAAATCAAAACAATTTTCATTGTGTGCAAAAAAAGCCAATCGCCGCCTTAATCTTTTTTACAATTTGAATTTTAAAAATCGAAGCGAAATATGAATGGACGGACTTGCTTGGCAAAAATCATAAAAAAACCTCTCCAGACGGAGAGGTATTGATAAATTGGTCTATATATCCCTTAAACCGAGCTTATAATATACGAATCGTGGCGATCGTTGTCCATCAGATAAGCATACTTCCACCATATAAGGTAGTCGAAGCAGTCCGATAGGTGGGTGGCATGTTCCTGCGGTATGGAGGTGGAGCGCTCCGAGCTTTTGTCTTTCTCGAAAGAGTCTTCTTTCTGCTTGAGTCCTGCATTCTCCATGGATACAATTAGGTTGGGGCAGTTGTCCTCATTGATACGGACAAATGGTAGCCCTTGGTTGCTCTCCTCCAAGATTTCATTTATCAGTCGGAACTTGAGGATATGGCTTGGGTTGTTCGTGTTGGGAGTCTTGTTATACACCTGCCAGCCTGCTGTACG